GTTATCAGCTATTAAAGGAGTTTCAACGTCGTTTGTTGCGTCTACTGCTGTTGATACATGCGTGCTATTACCGTCAATCTGCTTGCCCGATAGTACGGGACTAGTAGTGGTAACAATCTGCGCAATCTCTATTAGTAATCGTCCAGTTGTAGAGTCAGCCTGTAAAGCCGTAGGCGTTTGGCTGGCATTGTCTGTTACGGCCATTGCCACGTAGCCTCTATTGCCGTCTATCTTGCCCATAGGCCGTTTTGTTTAAGTTCTTTAATGATAGCTTGCACTTTCGCTCTATCGCTGTTTAGAAGCTTGTTTTGCTTATCAATGCTTTCTTGTTTCTGATTTAGATTGATCTGCATTGCTTTCATTTTTGCTTTCTCTTTCGATGTAGCGACGTTTGTATTAGTGACATCATTTGAGAAGTCAGCTCTTGCCTCGTCTAGTTTAGCCTTTCGTTTCTTTCGTGCTTCGTCTAGGTCAGCTATTCTGTCTTCTTCTTTTATGATTTCGTTCTCTCGCTTCTCTAAAGCGATGATACTGTTACTGATGTCTCTGTGCTCTTTAGCTATCAAGGTAGCTTCCTTTACAAGTGAAGTATCCAATGTTTCAAGCCTTTCGCTTTGTAGATCATTGTCATGCTTTACTTTGTCTAGGTCTTGCCTTCTAATATTTAATTCTTGTTCAAATTCCTTTAATGGCTCCAACGCCTCTCGCTTTTTTCTTTCTAGTATCTGGACCTCTTGATCCAGTTCTTTTATTTTCAGTGTGTAGTTTTGAGCAGACTTATTATATCTATCCGTTAAGTTGCTCTTCTTTTTATTGTAGGAGGCATCTAAGGTATTGATCTTCTTTGTACCGTTAATCAATGCCTCGCTTACTTTATTTGAAGCTACACGTAACTCCTCAGCACGCTCTTTCTTTCTTGTATCTATTTGTTTTCGTGTGAGCAGTCTTGTCATACTATTTTAATCCTTCAAACTCTTCTTCTTTGTCTTCTGGTTTTTCTTCTTTCTTGTCTTCTTTATGAGATCGCATGTGCGCAGCAAGTCCTGCCTTTGATTTAGCTTCTTTGCCACAAATCTCACAAACAAACTTTTCGTTGAGTAATGCTGTTTCTAGCTTTTCCTCTGACTCTGCCTCAATAACATCTTCAGCGATGATGATTTTACTAATCATGGTAGAACGACTAGCATCATCAAATGGTAGCTCTGCTTTGTATAGCTCACGATCAATCATGTGCTTTGCCATTAGTAATGCGATAGGTTCTTGTAGGCGTGTGCTTTCTCCTGCTTTGAATGTCCAAGGATCACCATCGTAATTATGTGTAAAATCTTCGTCTGTAAAGTTGTTAAATAATACTGCTTTAGCCATATATGTGTTTTTAACTGTGGGTGAGTCAGTTGATTAGCACCCATGAAGGGGAGGGACAAATCGTCACCTCCCTTTCGCAAGTAATTAACTAGTCGATCATTAGTGATACGAGTCGGTACTCTGTATCTACTCCTGCCTGTTTAGCTACTCCAATTTGTACTTCTCCTGCTGCGTTGACAGCTTCTACCGCTCCGCCTGTTGTAGAACCAGTTGTAATAGCTGCACCTACTGCGATTGTAGCGTCAGCTAGTGCTGAGCAATCTCCTCCAGTTTGTGCCCAGAAGTAGTAGTCAGCAGTTACCGCTACATTAGCGATTCCTACTGGCATATCTCCTTGGTCTGCTGCTGAAATAACTACTGCATCGTATGAGTTCTTCTGCAAAGAAACTTGTGATGATGTAGTTAGCGCAACCTGTACTCCTTCTTCATCTAATAGTGAAACTACTAGAGTTGCTGCTGAATCTGCTGCTGGATGTGAAGCTACTCGGTATGTAATACCTTCTCCTGCTTCATCATTAACGGTCATGCTACCACCAGTGTAGTAGTTAGCTGTTACTGCAGTTGCTCCAAGAGTTACTGTAACTTCTGTTGCTCCTACTGCTGCCGCTGCTGCCACTGTTACGTTTTCGTGGTTAGCAACGATTGTTGCAGCTACTGCTAGCTTTCCTGCCAATAGAGCAGTTCCACCAGCTTTTGCGTAACGGTACTTTTTACCGTCATCTGTCTGTGCCAACTGACCTAGTTCCAACTCTCGTGTTGATGAGATGTCATATACGTCGCTGGGTAAGATCTGAATTGGCGTTCCTAATTGTGCCATATCTTATTTATTTATTTGAATTAGTTAGTTGCTTGATCGAAGAATAAAGTAACTGTAAGTTCACCAGCGTTCACTGACGTAAAGTCAGCTGCTGATGTAACTGTAAGAGTTACTGTTACTGCTGCCACATCAAACGGAGTTCCTGATACTGCACCAGCGTCGATAGCAACCGCTGTTGTAAATATATCCGGTGTTCCAGTATTGTAACGATCTACTGTTGATCCATCACCGATTGTGATAACCGCTGATGTATCTCCAGTGAACCCTGTTACACCATTTATCAATGCACGGGTCACAACTACTCCTGCTGGAAGTGTTATCCCAAGATCGAATGTTCCGACTGTTGATCCGCCATCTGTGAATTGGTCGTAAGTAACTGTCTCCTGTACTGAAGATATCTTTGGAAGAGAGATCTTTGAGTCTGTGACTGCGTTATTCTTAATCTTTGAAGTATCAATTGCTTGGTCTTTAATCTTTGCAGTCTCTACTACGTTGCTTGCCAACTTTGCTGCTGTGTCGATTGCGCCATCTGCTACCTTATCGTTTGTAACAGCATCATCGTTGATCTTTGCAGTAGTAACAGCGTCATCTGCAATGTCATCTGTATCGACAGCATCATCGAAGTTTATCTCTGCGTCTACCTCAGCTCCGTACTTTTGAGCTGGACAGTAGTCTGAAGTTTTTAATGCCATAATCTTTGTTTTTATTGTGAATTAGATTTATGACTAAACTCCTGCAATATCAGTAATCTTAGAATGTCGCTTTGGATTATCTGTTACCAAGTTACCTCCAAGGTATGTGTGACTAATGATTGCTGCAGCGTTAGAAGGTTGAATCCAACCGCTCCATGAGAATCCTAGTCCCTTAGCTCCCTTATAGTCGTTACCATCAATCATTGACGGTGCGTACTGGATAGCTTCTGTCATCTTAACCTTGTTTGAAACCCACATTAGGTTGTCTTCGTTAAGGAAGAACATAACTCCTGATGTTGCTTTCTCATCTGCTAGTACAGGAATTCCTGCATAGTCTAGTCCAACGAATCCAGTACCACCCTTTAGTCCTTTAGCCATCGATATATTCTTCATGATTCGCTCTTGTGGCTGTAGCAACTGTTCGTAGTATCCGAAAGTTGTTTCGTCACAAACGATCAATGAAGGTCGTTGTGATCCTGATGCTGCTGCGTTCAAACTTGTTCGCATTGTGTCTAGTCCAAGTGTTGCGCTAGATGTAACTGTTGAATTAAGTGTTGTGTAAGTAGCTCGTGCTAGTCCACCAATAGTTGCTGCGGTTGTACCGTCATCAACGATTGCTGCTAGTCCCAAGAAATCCTTACCACCGTTTCCTGTTCCGTCACTGTAGAAAAGATCTCCTACTGCGTCAGCCATGTCTTGTGCATCTGATGCCAAAGTAAGTGCTATCAAGTTCATAACTCCCTTCTCTGTTGCGTTCACTGAAATCTCAGTTAGTGGCAATACTGAAGTTTGTCGGTAATACTTTGGATCATAAGTCAACTTAACTCTGTTGTCTGTTGCTGTTGTTGCAAATGTTTCCATTCCGTCAAATGAACCACCGTTAGTGTTCTTTGAAACTTTGATAGGGAATTCCATCCGCTTTCCGTTCCATACGCTTGGCTTTGCAAGCATACGAGTTGCCAATACGTTACTACCTAAAACTGTGTCAGCCACCTTTGGCATTAGTTTTGCTTGTGTAGTCGTATTGATACGATTTCCAAAACTCATATTTATCTATTTATACCTATATCAGATCAGTCATTCTTGAGTTACGCAGGTTTTGGGAAGTGGTGACTTCTTCATCGGCACTGGTTGAACTGTCTGAGTTCATCATTTCAGCTACCTTTTTCTTTCTTGTAGTCGTCTCCTTCTTAGAGCCTTTTGCTCTATCCCACATGTAAAATGCTTTCTCTATATCAATCACGCCATTAGCGTCTGTAGGCTGTTCCTTGATAGCGAACTTCACTACATTATTGATGTCAGAATCAGATAGGCCGAAAGCGCCTTTTACTCGGATCTTTTCTTCCTCGTAATAATCGTCAATTTCTTTTTGTCTATCTTCAACTGCTTTATCCTCAGCTTCACGGTCAGCGATGATCTCTTGTTTCAATTCATCTTTCAATGAAGTTTTAAGAGTCGTTACTCGTTCTGCTTCTTGCTCGTTGAAAGCGTCCCATGTTTCCTGATCGTACCCCAAGTTTTTTGCATACTCTGGTACAGGTTGTGATTTAGCTTCAACGGTCGGCTTATCGCTAGCTAACTGCTGTTCGAGTTCCTCGATTCGTCTATCCTTGTCTTTCGACTCTTTGTAGACTTTCTTAAATCGGGGGTTCTCATGTAGAGGAGGTAACTTGATCTTAGGTTCTTTTGCATCGGTGTCTGGCTCATCTGACTCTGCGTCATCTGAGTCCTCTGACTTCTCGCCGTCCGAAGCTGGCGTTTCTTCCTCTGTCTTATCGTCTGACTCCTTTGAGTCATCTTTTGAATCTTCTTCTGAATTTTCGGTTTCTGCCTCCAATTCGTCCTCTCCTAGATTAGCGAATATATCATCACTATCTGAGGGCAAGTCTTTTAGAAAATCATCATCTAACATACTGCAAAGTTTTGTTAATGGGTCTTAGAACCCAATGTATTAGCATGGTTTTAAAGACCAAGAACTTAGCTTATAACGCTGGTACTCCAGGTGTCTGAGGTACTGGCGGTAAAGATTGTTGCTGAGGCGGTGGTTGTATTCCACCTGGGACTGTTGGAAGGCCGAGTTCTGCTGCGCCTGCTACTGGCTCTTGTCCCTCCGGTACTGGTTGTGCTGGTGCTCCAAATAGTGAGCCTGGGTCTGACTGCCATTCAAATAGACGCTTTGCCATTGCCTCTGGGTCTGGGAAGTCTAACTTTGAATAGAAGGTAATAGGATCAATCGCTCCTGCGCTCCATAGATCCATCGCTTCATTACGTTGTGTAAGCGTATCCTTTGGAAGCATTGAACCTTCTTTAACACTGATGAGAAGTTTTCTGTTTAGATCGTCCTTCTGCAATGTAAAGTATTCCTCTGTCTTCTCTGCTCCTATAACTGACGCTGTGTGCTCCTCATCGTAATAGACATACATCATCTGTACTGACCAGTTGAATAGGTAATCAACCATCTGCTCAATGTAATCTGCAACCAATGCGATACGGTCAACGTCCTGTCCTTTGATCTCAATCTTTCCACGCACTGTCTTCTCTTCCATTGTTCCTTGTGCTGATGATCCACGGATACCAAAGATGTTTCTAATCTCATCACGCACATCGAGCAAGTTGTTGTAAACCTGTGTTGGCAGTGGTGTTCCTGAGTCCTTTGCGTATGATCCTGGGATCTCTCCTGGCACCAATAGGTTTCCACCTTTACGCAATGTGTTGGCTGCCTTTTGTGCCTCTGCGTCTGTGAAAGCGTTACCACTTAGAATGTAACCAGCGTTCAAGCTGTCAGTGTTCTTATCTATCTGCTCCATTCGTTTATTAACGATGTTCTGCAATGGGATAGATTGTTCAATAAGTGACGTTTCGTCGTGCGGCTGCTTTCCTGTTGAGAATACTGATAGGAAGGTAAACGGCATCTGCGGAACTCTAAAGTGGTTCTTACCAATGTTCTCTACCTCTACTGCGTCACCATACTCATCTGTCTCTTCTGTGGTGTTGTCGTAGTTCCAATGAGGGTTACGCACCTTTGCTAGTACCTCATCGAGTAGCGTCCAGAACACATATTCGTCAGTCCACCATTCGATATACTGAATCTTGGTTCCTTTCTTGTTCTTTGATTGTTCAAGTATCAATGTCTTCTTCTTAGGGAAACGTCGTAGCATCGTCTTTGCTGTATCAGTACGCAACTGACCAATGTACTTACCTCTGTATCTTCCTTTAACGATCTTAGACATCGGATCAAGGATCAGCTTAGATGGTCGTACCACCTCATAACTAATCTCGTCCTCTATATAGTCCCAACCGATCTTAATCACACCAATGTAATACAAAGCCCAATGCCTTACAGCATCTTTGATTCTGAGCTTTAACGCTCGCTCATCTGTGATTGTGATTAGTTGTGCCTCTACTGACTTAGAAAGCTCTCTACCCTCGTCTGAGTTGTCTGAGCGCACTGTAGGCTCAGGGTTCTGTCTTGTAGCGATTGGTAGGAACGTCTCCAATGATTCAAAGATAATATTGTCCTGATTCTGACCATTCATTCCAAGCCAATATCTATTAGCCTCTTTCTGCTTAGGCTTGATCTTGCCCTCGTAAGCATCATAATCGCTCTCCCACTGTTGCTTTAGCTTGGTTAACTCCTTATCGGTTATCTTTAGCGTCAACTCATCTTCAAATTCAGAAACAACACCCTCCTCATTATAAGTGGTGCTTTCCTCTACTTTGTTAGTATCGCTGTTAAGTCCTAATTTGTCCCAAATACCCATATAAAAAAAACTAGTCGTTAATGACTAGTCCGCCTTGGTTTTGGTTAGGACTGCTTATGAATCAATAATAGCACAAAGCACACATCCTGTACAAACGCAAACGAAAGTTATACACAGTTAGTCAGCCTTTATCCA